TAAGTTCTTCTTTTTCTTGATTATATAAATCTTGAGCTAAAAATTTAACATTTAACTCCGCTCCAGCCCGTTGAACTCCTAATCGATTAAAATTAAATTTATCTATGCATATTGATTTTAACGTTAGTGTACTTTGAGCGTCTTTATTTATATTTATCTTCATATTAATCACCTACGCTGCAAAGGTAAAATCATAGATTAAATCATCAGATTCTCTCTCTAAATCTAGTTTATATCCTTTAGACAACAAAGTTATTTCTTTATAAACCTCTGGATGTTCACTATCAAACTTATCCACGAATTGAGCCCATTCTTCATCAGTAGTTTGTTCTAATGCATCGAGCATTAAATCCCAAAAGTCTCTACTCATACTATAGCCTCCTTATACCGTTCTAAAGATTGAATAACATCAAAATTAAACACACAGATTTGAACTTGCTGAATTTTACAAGGGAACTTTCTCAAATCTGTTGTATTACTAAACCAAAACTTTCTGTTTTCGTCAAAGCTTGCCCTAATAGCATCAATTTTAACACCACGATACTTTGCATCTTCAAGAAGTTTAGTAATTGCTAACTGCATATAATTAGATCGTCTCTTTCCATTCGGCAAGCGATCTGTTTTATCTTTGACCTTTTTACAATATTCAAAAAATAAATATTGATCTCTAGAACTAGCAACTAAATCTATTACTTTATTAGAAAATTTAAAAGTGCCAATAATTATTGCTGGAACATCATATTTTCTTTGTGTACACCACCATTTAGCATCATCTAGATCAACAAAAAAATAATATCCTCTTCCCAACCATTCATCTAAACCATTAGATGGGTACATATTTTGCGATGACAAAATGGATTGCGCTGAATCTTCACTTGTTCCATGATATCCTACTGTATCCATATCTCATTCACCCATAGTTTACTACAACACTTTATAATTAATTATATCACTTAAAGTCAATACCTTAGAACCATTTATCATTCTTCTAATCTACCATATAATCGTTCCATAGCTTGACGAGTTACAAGCCACATTTTCCCAGACTTTCTAAACTCACCTTCCTTAAATCCATTCTTTACTCGGCCTCTACAATTCTGTTTCAATGCATCAGCCGTAACATTTCATCGTTCTGCAGTTTCTTGTGTTATCATTACATCCTCTAATTTCAATTCAGTACTCCTAATATTACTAATAAATTATAAACGGATAATATAAGGGCAATAATGCTAATTATTAAAGTTAATCTTGAAATCATATATATCCCATTGCTATAATTACGAGGAAGAGTGGGGCTCTTTTGATTCCCTGTGGTTACTCCTTATTAATCGCCGTTATCACCGCAGTTGCTAGTTGGATGATAGCTATTACTAAGGGTAGCCACTTTTTTATTTTCTTCCTTTTTTAATGGTTTCACCTTCTTACACCCTTTATATCCTATATTGTGTACAAAAAACAACTGTTTATTTTGATTTTCACAAACAAAAAAGCCCCGCATCATGTGCAGTGGCCTATTATAACCCTCATATAAAAGGGGCAAATATTTATTTTTAAAAGGGGCAATAAAGGGGCAAATTGTTGTTACAATTTGTTACTCTTTATTTTTCAAATATCCTTGTAAATGCTTTATCTGTTGCAATTTGTTACGATTTGTTACAATCTGTTAAATAGCAAATAAGAATGGTGCGGATTGAGGGTTTATTTTCAATACTCCGCACCACTACTGCATTATTTAAACTCTACATTTCAAAAAGGGGCAAATAAGGGGCACCCCTTACAAATCTTCTTATATGAAAAAAACCCCACATCAGAACTTGTCTGCCCTAAAAGGGATGTGAGGGGTTTGTCTTTAATATCATTATACCATAACTCTATTACAAGTCCATACATCCACCTTTGCATGGTAAGGAGATAGATTAGATCACTTCCTTAATGTTTAAAAGCTACCCCTATAATTGCACCACCACTTAATACTTGTGATACATTTCGTTGCATCCGCAAGCGTTTAATGGTTTTCTTGTCGTTCTCTATTTGCCCTTTCAATTCTGTCAATGAGTTCTGCATTTCGTTTAAGGTAATCTCTTGCTTCATTGATTGAAGCTTTGCTTGTGTCAATTCGTTCTCCAATTTGTTGATTGTATTGTGCGCTTCTGTCAATTCGTTCTTTTGCTTCATGACTAAGTTCTGTGCTTCTGTCAATGGAACGCTGGATACTTCGATTAAGTTCAATGCTTTCTCGTTGTTTGCTTTCAATTCGTTCCACTGTGTTAAGGGTATTGTTATCGTTGCTTCCTGTTGGTTCATGGAAGATGTACCAGATGCAAAAGATAGAGATGAACACAATAATACCGATAACAGCATAACGATAGTTAATACCATTAATTGTAGTTTTGACTTTCTCATACATATTTACCCCCTAATACATATAATTAACATCTACTTCTGCGCCTGCTACATATCCACTGTCACTGTATTGCCAAATCTTAACATCTGGATAATCACATTCTGTTGAGCCATATTGTGCGCACCATACAGGAACGCTTGGCATCTGACTATATGCATATGTTTCATCCCACAATAAGGAATACCCACTATAGATGCCCACATTATTAAATCCTGCTTGCCATAATCTATTTACAAATCTACTCATGCAGTTAGTCATGTCTTGAGATGTAAGTGCGCCAGCATTAATATATGCACGTAATTGAGTGTGTTCTTCATAGTCATACCAAATACCAGCTTGTAGATGCCAATCAGTATATCCATATGCATTTAATGTATTGATTACCCATTCTGCTTCTTGTACGGCTGTTGCTTCTGTGTACGCATGGCTAAAATAATATACCCCTACATCTAAGCCTGCTTCTAATGCTGCAGTAATGTGTTCTTCAAAATATTCATCTACATTATATGCTTCACCTAACTTAATAATTACAAAGTCATTGCCCTCTGCTTTAGCTTGCTCCATTCGTTCAAGGTTGAAGTAAGGATTGTCGTTATAATCTTCTTGCCATGCTGAAATATCAAACCCTTTTCTCACTTTTTATCACTCCTTTCTGTAATATTTTGTAATGGTGGTATTTTTGGTTGTTCCTCTAATTTATCTGGTATTCCGTTTCCGTCCTTATCAATCCACAATGCAAGGAAGCCTACAAGTGCAGTTAGAACAGAAGGTATGAATATATGATCTATGATATTAATGCCTACATTAATCAATTTATTCATATCATCTGAAACATGCCCTTGACTGAATACCATTACATATTCTGCTACTACCAATAAAATAGGCACTAGCATTGTTAGTACTAGCGCCCTTGTTGCCCACATCCCTGTTGGATGAATATTGGCTATCTTTATAGAATTGTATGATTTTTTAATTGAATTAATGAGCTTTGGAGGTATGTTCATGTAATTCCCCCTTTATATCCTCAACACGCACTTCTAATGCTTCAACTTTTGCAGATAGTAATACTTGCTTGCTTTCAGCTTTAATACGCTCTGCACGTGATAATTTAATTTCGTCCTTTAAATCTTTAAGCGTGTCAGTAAGAACACCCCATTTTTCTTGAAAGATAAGATTATCTTGCATCCGTTGTGAGTCTAATTGTTGTAGCAACGGAATAATCAATAATCTATATCCTGCACCTGCAACAACACCCACTATTGTGAGTGTTGTTAAGATGTCGTTCAACTCAAACTGCCAAGTCCACATCTATTACACCTTTCTCCAAAATCCTATAATATCAATGATATACCGAGTATTTGCCGGTACACCCCAAGCCTTAATTATACGGCTGTTTCGTTCAACATAAACACTATTGTTATTTACATTAACGCTTTTTTCTATTAGTCGTACAGAAACTGGCGAATTCGGTGGAAGCGATGCGATTACATTACCATTACCGGAATGGGCAGTTAATACAAAGTCAAAATGCAAGTACCCCCATCCAGTTAAGGGGTCGAATGCTAAATATCCTCTGTCCGCACCTCGTTCACCTGCTTTTGCCGTTCCCCATACGACTTCATATATTTCGACTGGTTGTGAAGTTACTTGTCCACCACCGCTTCCAGGGTCTCCTTTAGGCCCTCTTAAAGCCAATAATTGTTCCGCCGTAAAATCAGAATATCT